GGTACTGCAGGGCGTCGCTGTCTTGCATCATGCCGGTTTCCAGCCCCTGTTAAGCCAGGTGCTTGTTAATTGCCATCACCTGGTTGTATCATTGTGATACAATGCGCCTTAACAAAGCATCATGGGCCAAGGAATTCGCAGTCAGCCGCGCCGCCGTTACCCTGGCTGTCCAGTCGGGAAAGCTGGTCGCCGGCCCTGATGGCTGGCTGGATACCGACGACCAGGCCAACCGCGAATGGATCGAGCGCCGAGCCACCGTCAAGCCAGTGCAACCGGCCGTCGCCCCGGCGCCCAAGACATCAACCAAACCGAAAACGAAGAAGACCACGCCAAAGGCCGTGGCAACGCAACCTCGGACGCCAGCCGCCGCCAAACCACGCAAGGAACGCCGGCCGGCGGAGCCGAAGTTACCGGAACCAGGCGCCGAGCTGCCTGATGATCCGCCGGACCTGCCCGACACGCCGGACACCGAGCTGACCGCCGAAGGCATCGGCGCGCTGTCCATCCAGAAGATCAAGGCAGAAATCAAGTACAAGACCGAGGCGGCCGAGGCCTACCGCATAAAGCGCCTGGAGCGCCTGGGCTTGCTGATCGAGCGGGAGCACGTGCGCAAAACCATTGGCCGCTACAACGCCGAACAGAGGATCCGGCTCCTGGAGATGCCGGGAACCATCACGCCTCGCCTGGTTGCTATGGCGCGGTCCGGCGCGGCAGAGCATGAGGTCGCCGGCGTCCTGGAAGACGAAATCGCCAAGGCCATCGACTACGCCCTGGCGGTGTTCGATCGGGCCGGGCTGGGTGCACCATGAGCCGGAGCATCACCGTCCACAAGACGGCGAACGTTGGGAAGTCCACGGTCATCACCGTTGTGACCGATGACGACCGGGCCCACCTGGCCAACTGGTTGGGCGACCCGCGCGAGCTGATCGAGACGCGCATTACCCGCCTGCGGCCGTCGCAATGGGCAGAATCCAAGCGCATCATGCCGACCGGCCTGACATCGTTGCCGGGGCCGTTTCGCTGGGAGACGACACCATATCTGCGCGAGATCATCGACCTGTTCGCGCCAACCAGCACGGTGCAGCGGGTCGCCATCATGAAGGGCGCGCAGCTGGGCTTTTCTGTTGGCGTCCTGGAAAACCTGATTGGCTGGATCATCGATGCCGAGCCGGGGCCAACCCTGTTTGTCACCGCCGACAAGGAGCTGGCCGAGTCGGTCATCGAGACCCGGGTGGACCGGATGATCGAGACTGCCGGCATTGCCCACAAGATTTTTAGCCAGGTGGAGAAGGCCCACGGCCGCAAGACCGGCGACACCAAGAGCAAGAAGGAATTCCCGGGCGGGTTCCTGCTGCCGGTGGGACCGAACGTGGCCAGCAAGTTGCGCAGCTACAGCATCAAGACCATCCTGTTCGACGAGGTCGACGGATTCCCGCTGGAGGTTGGCGCCGAGGGCGACCCGATCAAGCTGGCCGAGCGTCGGACGGACGCATTCAGCCGGAATCGGAAAATACTCTACATCAGCACGCCAACCATCGAAGACACCAGCCGCATCAAGCCGCTGTACGAGTCTGGCGACCAGTCGCGGTATTTCGTCCCGTGCCCGCACTGCGGTGGTATGCAAGCGCTTCGCTGGGAGCGGATGCGCTGGGCCACCGATGACAACGGCCGGATGGTATGGGGTTCGGTCCGATACGAGTGCGAGGCCGATGGATGCGGCCGGGCGTTCACTAACGACGACAAGGCAACGTTCTTGCCGCGGGGGCAGTGGCGGCCTACCACGCAAGCGGCCGAGCCTGGCTTGCGGTCGTTCCACCTGTCCAGCTTGTATTCTCCCATCGGGTTCCGACCGTGGGAGTCCATCGTCCAGGAATGGCTGCAGGTCAAGGACGACCCAGCCCGCCTGCGGGTGTTCGTCAACACAGTCCTGGGCGAGACTTGGCAGGAGCGCGGGGAGGCACCGCGCTGGGAGCGCATCATGCTCCGCCGGGAGGACTACCTGACCGGCACGCTGCCGAAATACGCCGAGCCGCTGATACTGACGCTGGGCGCCGACGTGCAGGCCGACCGTATCGAGGCGGAGGTGGTGGCCTGGGGCCGCGACAAGGAAAGCTGGTCGGTCAGCTACCACCTGTTGGAAGGCGACACCAGCGACCTGCAGGGGCGCGCCTGGCGCGGCCTGCATGACCTACTGACCGGTGACCACGCCGGCCTGCCCATCACCATGGCGCTGGTGGACGCCGGCTTCCGGACGTCGACGGTCTACGCATTCGCTGAACAGTTCACCGGTGGCGTCATGCCTTGCATGGGCGACAGCACCAGCGCTTGGGGCCGGCGCACCTTTGCCATCAGGGACGTCCCTGGCTTCGCCTGCCGGCGTGTGGACATCCAGACTGGGCTCCTGAAGTCGGAACTGTACGGATACCTGCAGCGCGGGGCGCCGTCCGACGGCGAGTCGTTCCCGGCCGGATATTGCCACTTCCCGACGGAGTATGGCGAGAAGCATTTCATGCAGCTGACCGCCGAGGAGCGGGTCAAAGAGAAGACCAGGAACGGCGGGGCCCGCTACGTCTGGAAGCAAATCCGCAACCGGAATGAGCAGCTTGACGCCCGGGTCTACGCCATGGCGGCGCTGTACGTCTTGGCCTCCATGGTCCGAGAGGAAATCGACCCGGAGAATCCGATTAACTGGGGAGACTTCTGGAACCTGGTTAGCGGCCGGGGAGTGGTGACGGCGTAACTTGCGCGCATTATATCACTGTGATACAATTGGTCGTGAGGGGACCACATGCGCAACAGTGCCGAGATCAAAGTTGACCTTGACGCCGCATTGACCGCACGCCGCACGGCGTTGCAGGCGCAGTCCTACAGCCTGGACACTGGCCAGGGAAAGCAACAGGTCCAGCGCGCCGACCTGGGCGCCATCAACAAGACCATCCGCGAACTGCAGACCGAGTACGATGAGGCCGTAGCCTCCGAGTCGGGCGACACCGGTATCACAGCCGGGTCGTTCCAGAGGTATTGACGCATGGGGCTGATCGACCGCGTCCGCCTGGCCGCCGCCGCCATCGCTGGCAATGTCAGCGCGTCATGGAACTGGCGCGGGGGAACCAAGTCCGGCCACATGTTCGACGGCAGCAAGTTCAAAGGCTCCGCCGTCTACCCATCCAACTACGGCAAGGACGTTGCCACCCTGCGCGAGCGTAGCCGGGTCGCCTATTGGGATAGCACGCAGGCGCAGGCCATGATCGGCCGCCTGGTCGACAACGTCGTTGGTACCGGTCTGGCGCTGGAATGCCGGCCAATATGGCCACTGACAGGCGACCAGGGAAAGACCGATGAGGAGCGTCACGCGTGGGTCATCGACGTAGAGCAGCGCTTCAACCTATGGGCCTCGTCCCATGAGCCGGACGCCGCCGGCCGCATGACACTGTACGAGCTGCAGGCGTTTGAACTGCTGAACCGCCTGCGCGACGGCGAGACGTTCCACATCCTGCGTTACTCCGGCGACGCCCGGCGCATGTCGCCACTGTCACTGCAGAAGATTCTGCCCGAGCAGGTCGTCACACCAGCCGACCGCCTGGCAGACGAGTACACCAAGTACACCGGCGTCCGAGTATGGGAAGGCATCGAGATCGACGAGTACGGCGCCGAACTGGCCATCCACATCGCACCTGACCCGTTGAAAACCGACACGACCCGCATCCCGGTATTCGGCCCATCGGGCCGGCGGTTCGTGCTGCACCCTACCAACGATGACACCCTGGCGAGCACCCGTGGCACGCCGATGCTGGCCAACTGCATCCACGAGTTGCAGAAGATCACTGACGGCACCGTCGCCGAGTTGGAGGCCATGGTCCTGAACGCTATCCTGGCGGTATGGGTCAAGCCCGGCCCGGATGCCCCTGCCTCCCGGGCGCTGGCGGGAGTCCAGCGCCGCGGCGTCGGAGACGCTACCGAGACCAAGGCTGCCACTGAGACCAGCCAGACCACCTTCGACAAGCCAGGGCTGATCGTCCAGAGCTTGAAGGCCGGCGAGGAGCTGGTCAGCTATGACACCAAGCGCCCGAACATCAATGCCGCCACCTTCGTTGACCATATCGTCAAGCATATCGCCGCGAGCAAGGGCGTACCAATCGAGGTTGTCACCGAGTCGTTCAATGCCAACTACTCGGCCAGCCGGGCCAGCTTGCTCCTGTTTTGGAAGAAGGTCGAGATCGAGCGGGCCCGGTCTGCGTCGCAGTTCAATGGCCTAATCTTCGAGGCTTGGTTCACCGAGGAAGTCCGCTCCGGCCGCATCCAGGCCCCTGGTTTCGATGCGTCGCCGGTCATCCGACGTGCCTGGCTGAACTGCGCCTGGAACGGAGACAAGCAGCCGAGTATCGACCCCCTGAAAGAAGCGCAGGCCGACGACGTCCGCATCGCGCAGGGTGCAACCACCCGCGAGCGCGTGGCCATGGAATACAACGGCAGCGACGCCATGGAGAATATCCAGCGCCTGGCCACCGAGAACGTCGAGTTGGCCGAGGCGAACGCCCCGCTTGCCAAGACGGCACCTACCGCACCCGCAGCGCCAGACACCCTGGCGGTTGACCAGAACGCAGACGACCAATCAGACGGCACCGAAGCCGACAACACCGACGACAACCAAGGGGAAACCGATGGCGCTTGATGCTCAAGACGTTGAAACCATTCGCAGGATTTTCGATGAGCGGGCAACGCGCACCGAAGAATCCGTGATTCGGATGGAAGAGAAGATCTTCGCCGAGATCGAGAAAGTCAGCGACAAGGTCGACTGCCTGGCCAACATCCAGCAGGACATGGCCGAGCGCGTTACCAGGCTGGAAGAATCCAACACCGTCCTGAAAGACAGCCGGAACAACCAGGGCGAGCGCATCGGCCGCGTCGAGGAATCCATTGTGGCCATCCGCACCAAGATCGAAACCATCGACAAGGTGAGAAGCGCCGGCGGCGAGTGGACGAAATGGGCTGTTGGCCTGATCGTCGCCGCCGTGCTGGCGGTCATCGGGTTTTTTATCGGTCAAGGGACCGGAGGGGGCAAACCATGAGCGACACCACTACCACCGAAAAGCCGGTCGGCATGCTCCAGAGCACCGACGCCGACGGGCGCATCGTGAACAGCTCTAAGCGCTGGATGGGTACCGCCCTGATCATAGCCGGAGGCCTGCTGCTGGTCGCCATCGGCGTCACAGCCATCTTCCGCGAGATCGCCGACCAGGCGGCCGCCCTGTCTGCCGGGCAGTCGTTGGTCATCACTGGCGCCGCGCTGTTGGGCGTCGGTGTCCTGGACGGTTTGGGCCAGTCCATCGGCAAGGCCATCGGGGGCGGGAAGTGAGCCGCAAGTACGCCATCGAGCGCGGATTCCTGGACAAGCTCCGGGCCGGCCGCCGGGAACTGACCGCCTACGCCCGGAGCGTGAAGGTCGCCGAAGACCTCCGCGCCAGCCGCGACGAGCTGATGGCCAGCGTCCAGATTCACCGCACGCCGCTTGCTGGTGAGTCCATCACGTTGGACATCCGCGACGGCGTGGCTCACATCCCAGTCGTCGGCCAGTTGACGCCGTCGGCTGACCCGTGCGGCGCCTGGATGGGCCAGGCTGAAACCGAATACGGATTTATCCAGGCCCACTTAATCGCCGCCGAGGACGACAAGAGCGTCCGCGAAATCGCTCTGGATATCAACAGCCCGGGCGGCTACATCAGCGGCTTGGACGAGACCGCGCAGCTTCTGGGAGCCGTCAGCAAACCTACCACCGCCTATGTCAGCGGGTTGGCCGCCTCTGCCGCCTATTGGCTTGCCAGCCAGGCCGACCGGATTGTGGCGCTGTCGCCGGCCACCGAGGTTGGGAGCATCGGCGTGGCCATGGAGGAGTACGACGACGACGCGGCCCTGGCTGCCGATGGCATCGCCCACCGGGTCTACACCAGCACCGACGCCCCTGACAAGCGGCCGGACACCAAGACCGAGGAAGGCCGGGCCAAGATCGTGGCAGAACTGGACGCGCTGCACAGCGTGTTCGTCCGCCGGGTAGCCGAGGGCCGCGGGGTGAGCCAAGAGACGGTCAACAAGGACTTTGGCCGCGGCGGTGTCCTGCTGGCCGAGAAGGCCATGGCCGTCGGCATGGTCGACGAAGTGCGCGGCTCGCACATCAACCGGCGCGATGCGCAGGACACCACCAAAACCAAAGAAAAAGCCGGCGTTGCCGGTTCGGCCGGCCAGACCGGCAAAACCAAACAGGGGAGGGAAACCATGACCCTGGAACAATTGAAGGCCGAACACCCGGACGTCGCGCAGGCTCTGCGCGATGAGGGCATCCAGGCCGAACGCAAGCGCGTCAACCAGCTGGCAGCCTGGAAGGGCCAGAACGCCGACGCCGACAAGGTGGTCGAGGAAGCCGTCGCCGCCGGCAAGACCTACGACGACGTCGCCCCGCAGCTGGTCGCCGCCGTTGCCCGTGGCAACAGCAAGCAGGCCAATGGCGACAATGCGCCCGCCGTGACCACCGCCGCCGCCCAATCCGATGGCCTGGACGACATCGACCGCGAAGCCATGGCCATGTTCGGCACTGATCCCGCCGAATACCGCAAGCACATGAAGGGGGCTAAGAATGGCTAACCTCACCGCACCGCGCCAGCTGGAATTCGTTGGCGAACAAGAAGAAATCGCGCCCAAGCTAACCGCCAGTGTCACCTACTACAAGGGCGGCCTACTGGTCTACACCAGCGGTTACGGCGCCAAGCCCACCGACGCCGCTGCCCTTTATGGTGCTGGCATCCTGACCGGCGAGTTTTCCGGAGTCGGGGCCGAAGGCCTCATCCGCGACGATGCCTATGCCATGGGCGCCACCGCCCTGCGCGGCAAGATCAAGCGCGGCAAGGTTTGGCTGCCTGTCTCCGGTGCCGTTCAGGCTGACGTCGGCGTTCTGCATTACATCGCGGACGACCAGACCATGACCAAGACCGCCGGCACCAAGACCATCGCCTACACGGCCTTGGACTTCAAAACTGGCTTCCTGTTGTTCGACCTGCGCCAGCCGATCAAGGCCGCCTGATAGCGGCCGCATGAAGGAGTGACAAGAAAATGGCACTGAATCCCGTTGTCATCGAACGCGGTATCCGCGTCGAATTCGCCCGGCAGATGGCCGCCTTCCTGGCTGCTCGCAATCTGAACCCGGGCCTGATGGCGCTGGTGATGATGATCACCAGCACCGGAGCCTATGAGAAAATGAACTGGCTTGGCGCCGTTCCCGGTGTCCAGGAGTGGATCGGCGAGCTGAACGCCAGCGAGATGGCCGGCAACAGCTACACCATTCGCAACCGCGACTGGGCTGCCTCCGTCCCGATCAACCAGAACGACATCGATGACGACCAGACTGGCGTCATCCAGATGATCCCGCAATACCTGGTGCAGCGTATCATGGCCCACCCTGTTGAGTTGATCATTGACCTGATCACCAACGGTACCACCAACCCGGCCTATGATGGCGTTGCCTATTTCAGCGACGTTACCGGCGCGCGGACCATTGATAACCTTGCCGCTGGCACCGGAACTACCCTTGCCCAGATCGAAGCCGACCTGAACACCAACTTGGCGACCATGGCCAGCTTCAAGGATGACAAGGGCAAGGTGCTGAACATCCAGGGCAATCTGATTGTCTGCCCCATGGCCATCGTCAACAAGATGAAGCGCTTGGTCGGCAGCGACACAGACCCCACCGCGGCTGTCGCCGGCACCCTTAACCCGTACGCCGGCCGCTTCACCGTCATCGGCGACGCTCGCCTGGATGCCGTGGATGCCAACGACTGGTATCTCTTCGCTACCGGCGAGATCATCAAGCCGTTTGTGTTCTCTATGCGCCAGGAAGCCCAGCCGCAAATGGAAAAGATCACCGCCACCAAGTCGTGGTTGGCGTCGGCCAACTACCGGGGCAACGCCGGTTACGGTCTGCCGCACTTGGGCATCAAGATCGTCAACTGATGACGTCGCCAGGGCCGGAGACGGCCCTGGCATCCTGTGGAGGATGACAGCATGAGCGTGAAAGTTGAATTCGAGAACGGCTATATCGGCACCGTGTCCGAGAAGGTTGCCGAGAAGCTGGAAGCCAAAGGCGCCGCCAAGGTCATTGACGTGGCCGACAAAGCCAAGCCCAAAGGCGAGGTCAAGAAATGACCTACGCCGTCAACCAAGGCGTCCGCATCCAGCATAACGGCCTGGTGTTCGTCGCCGGCGACAAGATCGATGACGGCCAGTTGCCAGCCGAACATGTTTCCGAACTGCTTGAGGCCGGCCACATCGTCAAGGATGAGCCGGAAGCCGCCAAGCGCAAGCGCGGAGGCGCCGAGGAATGAGCCTGCGCGAGCTGGCCGAAGCCGACAACCTGCTGATGGTCGAGGACGACATCATGGGTTTTGCCGTCGGCATCAAGCTGACCAGCCCGGAAGGCACGGTCTACCTGGTCAAAGGCCTGGTCAACCGCAAAGGCGTCGACATCGACCCGGAGACCGGCTTGCTGGTTCCCGGGAGCTGCACCGGCATCACCGTCCGGCTGTCGAGCCTGGGCGGCGCGTTGCCTGATGATGGCTGGATCGTCGAGACCACCGACATTGCCGGAGACACAGTCAAGGGCAAGGCCATGGCTGTCATGCTGGACCGCACCGCGGGCCGCGCGACGATGGTACTGAGGAAGTAGAGCATGGCCGAACTGCTGGGGCGAAGCGCCGACGACATCATCATCGACAACATGGTCACAGCCTTGCAGGCGTTCGCCGCTGAGCAGGCCGGGCTGGATCCCAACGTGGCGTTCCGCGTGGAGCGCGACCGGGTACGGCCGCCGTCCATGCGCGACATGCCGCTGGTGAATATCTGGCTGGAGTCCCTGGACCCGCAGTCCCAAGGGAGCAGCGCGCGCACCGTTGAGCAGGAGCTGGCCCGCATCAACGTCGACTGCTACGCCAAAGGGGCCGACGGCGACGGCGATGACCTGGATGACCAGACCGCCATGGCACGCTTGGCCTACCTGAAAGAACAGGTCAAGGCCGGGTTGTACCGCCTGGTGAACGTTGACTTCGGCCTGCCGGCCGGGGCCATCGGCCGTAAGCGATGGCCGTCCTGGAAGCTGTTCCAGAACGACTTGAAGCTGCCGGAATCTGAGGTCGTGGCTGGCCGCTGGTCGGTGGAAATCGACTACCAGTGGAAGCCCGAGGCCATCACGGGAACCATCCTGGCCGAAATCAAGGTCGACGCCGGGCTGTGGTCCGCCGCATACAACTACGAGGAGTAAAAGGAAATGAGCATAGCCTTTGACCTGGTCCCGTCCAACGCCATCGCGTCCGGCGTTTTCGTGGAGCAGAAGTACAAGCGGGCCGGCGTTCCCGGTCCCATCCCGCAGCGCATCGCCGTGCTGGGTCAGTACAACGCCGGCAAGACGCCGACCGTCAACGTGGCCAAGAACGTGACCAGCGCCGACGAAGCCGCCAGCCTGTTCGGCTACGGCTCCATGTTGCACCGCATGGCCAAGAAGCTGTTCGACGCCATGGGCGCCGGAGCGGTCGACGTAGATTGTTTCCCGCTGGCCGCCGGAACCGGCGCCGCCACCGGCGGAACCATCACCGTGAGCGGTACCGCCAGCGCCGCTGGCACCATCAGCCTGTACATCGCCGGAGACCTGATCCAGGTTCCCGTTGCGTCCGGTGACAGCGCCACTACCATTGCCGCGGCTATCAATGCCGCTATCAATGCCGCTACCAGCTTACCGGTAACGGCTACTGTGGCTGCCGCCGTCGTTACCCTGGCGCCGCGCTGGGTAGGCCTGTCGGCCAACAGCATCACCATCCGCCAGGACCTGGGTAGCGGCCAGGCCAGCGCCGAGCCCACTGGCGTCACCCTGACCATCGTGGCATTGGGCGGTGGCGCCACCGACCCGGCTATTGATACCGCGTTGGCCAACTTCGGCGACACCTGGTACACCTGGGTGGTAACCCCGTACAGCACCGACACCAGCTTAGTGATGCTTGAGGCGGCCGGCGAGACCCGCGTGGGCCCCGGCGTCAAGCGGCCGTTCGCTGGCGTCTGCGGCTACATCGATACCCGCACCAACTTCCTCACCTGGCTAAACAGCCGCAACAGCCCCTGGACTTCCGCCATTCCGGTGGAAGGATCGCCAAACCTTCCCGGCGAGATCGCCGCTTCCGCCGTTGGCAAGGCCGCCGTGAGTGCCCAAGCCAACCCGGCCCGGCCGTTCAAGACTCTGGCCATTCCCGGAATCATGCCGGGCACCGCCGCCAACTGGACCTACGCGCAGCGCAATGCCGTCGAGGCCGCCGGTGGTTCGTCCACCTTCCTGGCAGCCGATGGCCTGGTGCACATCCACGACATGGTTACCACCTACGTCACCAACGCCCTTGGTGCTGTGGACGAGTCTTGGCGCTTCACCGTCACCATCACCAACGTGCAGGCCAAAATCTACAGCCTGGACCAGCTGTTCCTGTCGGCGCCGTTCGACCGGGCCATCGTGGTGGACGACGCCGCGGTCACTGGCCTGGACTACGCGGTCAGTCCCAAGGTGGTCAAGGCCTTCATCATCGACTTGATCGACAAGCAGTGGATTCCGAACGCCTGGAGCAAGGAGCGTGACAGCATCGTGGCCGGCATCGTGGCCGAGATCGACGTTGCCAATCCTGGCCGCATCAATGTCTTGGTGCCGGACGTCATCGCCGTCGGCCTGCGCATTATGGCCGTCAAGTACCAGTGGTCCTTCGCGGCCGCCGCCTGATAGGAGGGCATCATGGGAGTGAGAGCGGGCGACATTCGCCAGGTAAAGATCAACAGCCGGGAGTTCGACCCGAAGGGTGAGGACGGCAACGTCAACATCGACGTGGGCGGCTTCACCAATACCTACGCGCTGAACGGCAACGGCACCGGCCACATCACGCAACGCCGCAAGGCTGCCGGGTTCAGCGACCTTCCGCTGTCGCTGGACGATGCGCGCAAAGACCTGGAATTCCTCCAGAAGATCGCCGACGACGGTGACCCGGTACCGGTGGTCATGGTCCTGGCCAGCGGCAAGACCTACAGCGGCAGCCTGGTCCTGGTCGGCGACCTGGGAAAGGCCACTGGTGACGGAATAGCCACTGTGGAGATGCGAGGACAGAAGTTCGAGCAAATCTGATAAGCCGCCGGCGAAAGCCGGCGCACTACCTGGGCGAACGCAGTGGAGCGTGGCCGGTTCCTCCGGCCGGCCTGACGCGGTTCGAGCCCGCGGCCCGGGAAAACCGTTTCGGAGGCGGGAAACCATGAGTAACGAAAGCACCATAGGCGAAGACGTGGCGCTGGCCGAGATTGCCAGCATCAGCCAGGAATTCGACATCACCATCGACCACGACAAGCAGCAGACCATCCTGCCGGTCGTCATGCAGGGGCGGCTGTACCTGGACGGCGACGTCATTGTCTACACGCTGGCGCGGCCCGTCGGGCAATTGCTGGAGTTGCGGTTCAGCGAGCCCACCGGCGGCCAGGCCGAGCGGGCTGGCAAGGGCGTCAAGGCCATCAAGCGGCCGGACGGTAGCAGCGAGATTGACGTAGGCGAAGCCACCCGTATGGTCAACCAGCTGGCCAGCGCCATGACTGGCGTGTCGGTGGGCCAGTTGCTGGACCTGCGCGCCCGCGACCGCAAGATCATGGAAGCCATCGTCGGTTTTTTCGACTAGGCGACCCGGAGGAAATCCGACGGACGATATGGGCCGTGGGCGGCCGGTTTCACCTGGACGCCCGCGCCATGCCGCTTTCGGTCCTGCGGTTCTGGTATGAGGGGCACGTCGCCATGGCCGAAGAAGAGGCGGCAGAAGTCGAGAAGGCCAAGGCAGCGGCCGGGGGGAGATAGTGGCCACCAAGTTCACCATCAGCACAGTGTTCAACGCCATCGACCACATGACCGGCCCCATCGAGAAGATGAACGCTAAGGTGGGGAAGCTGGGCGACAAGATCGACAACGCCGGCAAGGCGGCATCGTCCAGGTTTGGCAACCTGGGGGGTATCGCCAAGGGTGTTGGCGTGGCCATGGGCACGGCCGCAGTGGCCGCCGGTGCCGCCGTCTGGAAGCTTGCCACCCACGCGCAGGAAGCCGCCGACAGCGTAATGGACACCGCTGGGGCGCTTGGCATCAGCACCAGGGCCCTCCAGGAATACCGGTATGTCGCCCAGTTGTCTGGCATGGAAACCGCCGACATGGACGCGGCCCTCACCAAATTGACCGTCAACCTGGGCAAGGGCGGCAAGGAAATGGACGCCACCCTTGCCATGCTGGGCCTAACCGCTGAGCAACTACGCGCGGCAGGCCCTGACCAGGTGCTGGAGTTGGTGGCGGAAGGTTTCAAGAACGTGAGCGACCCGGCGGCCAAGGCAGCCATCACCACGCAGCTATTCGGCAAGTCGTCGGTCAGAATGGTCGGGGCGCTGTCAGGAGGTGCCGAGGCAATTGCCAAGCTTCGCGAGGAAGCGCAAAAGTCTGGCTACGTCATGGACGAAACTGCCCTGGCAACTGGTGCTCGCATGGGAGACGCCATCGACCGGATGAAATTTGCCGCCGAAGGCGCGGCCAACAAGCTGGGGATTATGTTCATACCGGTGATGGAGAAGATGATCACCAGCGCCACCGGATTCCTGCAGAAGGCTGGGCCCGGCCTGGCTGGAACACTGGGCGGCCTGGGCGACATCGTCTCCACCACCTTCGACGCGCTGATGCCGGTGCTCAATTCCGTGTTCGGCATCCTGGGGCCGGTGCTTGGCTTGGTCGCCAGCGTCATGGGTGGTTTGGCGCCGTTGTTCGCCATGATTGGAACCCTGCTGGGCAAGATCATGCCGCTGGTCGGCGGACTGGCCGAGCTGGTCGGCGCCGTCTTGGCACCTGCATTCGAGCTGTTGATGCCGGTGTTGGAGCCGGTCTTCGACATTCTCGGCTTGGTCTTCGAGATCGTGTCGCCGATTTTCAAGGTGCTGACCGCCGTGGTCCGAGGGGCCGTCAAGGTATTCAAGGACTTGCCGTGGCCGATCAAGGCGGTCATCGGCGTCATATTCCCGTTCATCGGTATTCCCATGCTTATCAAGGCGGCCTGGGAGCCGATCAAGAAATTCTTTGGTCCAATATGGGACACCATCAAAGCCGGCGTGGAGGTGGCATGGACAGCCATTGAGGCGTTCTTGACTGGCCTGTGGGACAACATCACCAAGACGGCTACCGAGGTCTGGAACGCCATTCCGGAACTTGCGCAGTCTGCGGCCGCGGCGTTCATGTCCGCCTGGCAGGCCGTCGGCGACTTTTTCACTGGGCTATGGGGCGGAATCGTCAAAGCCTTCGATGATGCCGTCGCGTGGATCTTGCAGGCAATCCAGCCAATCTTGGACGTCATCAACACTGTCGGCAACGGACTGCAGGCGATCGGCATTGGCGGGCCCGTACTGACACCGGCTGTGGCTGGGGCCGGTCCTACCAATGCCCCCGCCTCGTCCACTATCGGCGGTGCAATGCCGGCCTGGATGAAGCCATCCGTCCCAATCTCGTCGCAGACCACGACCATCAACCGCAATACCACCACGACTGGCACGCTGAACGTCAATTTCCCGAACGCCCCGGCCGGTACATCGGTCAAGCAGACCGGCCAAGCGCCCGGCATCAAGGTCAACATGGGCAAGACAACAGGGGGGAGCCGATGAGCTACTTGGACCGCCTGCGCACCTGCGCCTACCGCTCGCCGTCCGGATCAACCTTCAACCTGCAGTTCGACGAGGTCAGCCGCAACGGCGCCAAGAAGGCCGCCATCCATGAGCTGCCGCAACAGAACAAGCCGGACGTGCAAGACTTGGGCAACGCCGGCGAGCGCTTCACGCTGGACGTTTACATCACCGGAGCCGACTACGACCAGCAATCCGACCGGTTCTACGCGGCCCTGGGCGAGAAGGGCCCCGGCGGACTGGGCCACCCACGCTATGGCGACATCACCGTCCTGCCGCTCACCTGGTCGCAGACTGAGAGCTTTGTCGATGGCATGGGCCGGGCCGATTTCTCCATCGAGTTCATCGCGGCACCAGCGACGGTGGCGTTCCCGATTACGACCGTCATGCAACGGGAGTCGATCAACATCCAGGTGGCCGACGTGGCAGCGGCATCATCAGCCGCGTTTATCGAAGATTTCGCACCAATTGATGCGGCCGACTTGTCCACCTGCAAGACGTCCATCCTGGACACCCTGCAGAGCATCACCGACGGTTTTGCCGCCATTGCCAATGGTTTCGATGAGGTTGGACGCGAGATCGCCAGCCAGATTTCGGCCATCGAGTCCACGATTGACGACCTGATCGCCGCCCCCGGCCGCCTGTTCGACTCCATGCAGGGCCTCTACAATCTGGTAGCCGACCTTCCAACTAGTATCCAGGACAAACTCTTGGCCTACGGTGCGCAGATCGAGGACCTGGTCGAGCGTATTGTCGGTTCCCCGCCAACCACCACCTCGCAGGCCGCGCTGGCGGTTGCCACCGCCTCCATGATCGTCACTTCGACGGCCATGTCCACTACTACCGGCGACACCGCCAGCCGGCAGGAGGCGGTCGCCAACGCCGAACAGATCGCCGCCATTCAGGCGACCGGCCAAGCCGTCGTCGAGCAGACGGAGGCCGCAGTCGCCGCAACTGGATACCAGCCCGACCCGGTCGCGTTGGCTGCCGTGGTCGACCTGATGGCCAAGACCAGCGCTGCCGTGCTCCAGTCGTCGTTCAATCTACGCAGCGAGCGCCGCGTTGTCCTGGAGGCTGAGACGCCAATCCCAGTGTTGCTATGGCGCTTCTACGGCGCCCTGGATGCGCTGGACGAGTTCATCGCGTCGAATGACTTGCAGGGCGACGAAATCCTGATAGTGCCAGCCAACCGGGAGGTGGTCTACTATGTCGGATGACGTGCGCCTCACCATCGGCGCGCTGGATTTCAAGGGATGGGAAGGCGTCACCATAACCAGGGCGCTGGACACAGTGGCCGATGCATTCAGCCTGTCAGCACCGTTCGACCCCGGCCGGCCGGAGCTTGTCCAGGCGTTCAAGCCGTTCAGTTACCCATTGGCGACCATCAAGATCGACGACGACCTGATACTCACCGGGCGCGTCGAAGTCGTCGACCCGGCCAGTTCCGCCGATGACCGAGTCATCAACGTCCAGGGCCGCAGCCTCACCGGTGCGCTTGTCGATTGCCAGATCGACGGCCAGGGATACCAGTTCCAGGGAATGAGCCTCAAGGCCATTGCTGAGAAGCTGTGCCGGCCGTTCAGCATTGACGTGGTCAGCCAAGTTGGAGCCGGTCCGGTCAAAGCTGCGGCGCTTGGAGCGTCCACAATCGCCGATGCCGAGAGGGCGTTGGAGGAGTCCCGCGCCGATCCCGGGGCCACCGTATTCGACTACCTCCAAGGCATCGCCAAGCCGGCCGGGCTTTTGCTGACAGGTGACGAGCGCGGGCACCTGCTGATCATCAGGCCGGCTGCCAATACACCGCCGGTGGCGGCCCTGGTCGAAGGCATTGGCCATTGCAAGGCCTTCTCCGCGAGCTACAATGGCGCCGCCCGCTGGAGCCGCTACAAGATCGTCATGCAGGTTGACGGGGCCACCAATATCAATGGCATGGCCTTTGACAGCGGCGTCGGAATCTACCGGCCCAAGGTCATCACCGGGGCTGATGGCGACGCTACGGCCATCACCAAAGCAGCGGAGATGCAACGCGCGCTGGCCTACGCCGGAGCGGTTGTCGTGTCGGTCATCGTTACAGGCTGGCGCAATACTGACGGCACCGTCTGGACGCCTGGCCAGGTAGTCACTGTGAAGGCGCCGGGCATTTTTATCACGCGGGAGACGTCGTTCATTGTGCGCCAGGCGACGCTGTCGCTGGATGCGTCCGAAGGCCGTACCACCGCGCTTGACCTGGTATTGCCGGCCACCTTCTCCGGCCAGATGCCGGCCGTAGAGCCGTGGGCGTAAGGGGTAGGCCATGGGATTGATTGCCACACTGGTCAAACTGACCGACGCAAGGTTCGACACCAAGGGCAACGCGCCCGGACAGTCTGTTGTCGCCACCGCCGAAGGTATCGACGGCCAGACGCTGACGCCGGAGGTCTACCAGGCACCCGGCATGGCGGCGGTTCCACCAGACGGCGCGCGGGCCGTCTACATCCAGGTCGGCGCGTCCGGCCGTTACGGGGTAGTCATCGCCGTCCAGAATTACCAGATCGAGCTTGACCTGGCCGCCGGCGAGGCCGCCATCTACAGCACTACCAGCGATGGCAAGACGGTAAAGGCCAAGACAGTCCACAAGGCGGATGGCAGCATCAAGGCGGAAAACGACAACGGGTATTTCGAGCTGCAGCCCAACGGCAAATTCAGCGCCAACGGCAACCTGGAGGTTGATCCGTGAGCCTGAAAACCATAGCTGTCGACGGTTTCAGCTACGAGCTGTCCGACCCGGCCGTGTCCGCCACAGTTACGCTGACCGGCCAGCCATCGGCGAAATGCAAGGCCGGCGGCAAGGGAATCTGCAAAGACGGGTTCTCCGCTACCATTGCGGCCATCACCAAGCCCCCGGCAACCATCCCGGACCCGGGGCCGTACAGCGTCCAGTTCAGCGCAACGGCGGCCAAGGCGAAGGCTGATGGCAGCCTGGTGCTCCGGGTTGATGACACGACGGGCGACGTCACAGCCACGCCGCAGGTGCCAGGCAATCCGCCGTCACCGTCACTGGTGACGTTCCACCTTAAAATCAGCGCGGCAGGCCAGACAAAAGCCAAGGGGGCTTGATTGCGGTTATTGCATCACAGTGATACAATCGAGGTATGGCGATGAGCTTTGACGGAGACCCGAAAATCATAGGCGCAGGCGACTGCGACTTGCAGATCATCGACGGTCAGCCTGTCATGGACGCCGGCCTGGAGAACGCCGTCACCCTGTCGCTGTTTTGTTCGTCCAACTGGTGGGGCAACGCCATCGCTGGCGACTATGGCGCGACCGGTAGCGTGTTCGAGGACATTCTGGCTGGCCCCCTGACCGCAAAAACCATTTTGGACGCCGAGGCCGCCGCCCGAACGTCGCTGGCTTGGTTGATTGACCAGGGTATCGCCAAGTTGGTTGATGCGGCAGCCACCATCCCGGCAGTCGGCATGCTTGGCTTGGCTATCACCATCGAGCAACCGGACCGGTCCATCCAGATCCGGTATTCCATCAACTGGCAGACCATGGCGGTCAGCGCGGGGGCAGCGGCATGATCACCATCCCGACCATCAACCAGATCCGTGACCAGATCATCGCAGACATTGAGGGCAAGATCGGCCAAACCGTGCCAGCCTTGCCGAAGGCGTTTTTCCGTGTCTTGGCCACCGCCATGGCCGGGGTAATCGCCTTGCTATACCGGTTCGGGGCCTGGTCATATCGCCAGATTTTCCCGCAGACAGCCGACGCCGAAGCTTTAATGCGCATTGGCGCCCAGTACGGCATCAACCGCAAGTCGTCGGTTTCCGCCGTACTGACCGCACAAGCGACCGGAACTGATGGCGCTACAATCCCGGCCGGAACGCTCTGGACGCGCAACGGAATAGTCTATCAACAGACTGCCTCCGTCGATATTGCCGCAGGCGTGGCGGCCATCACTTTGATGGCCATGACCGCAGGTTCCGCTGCGAACATCGCCAACGGGCAGATTGTTGCCATCGGGTCGCCGCTGGCTGGTGTTGGCGACCAGGCCAGCGTTACCGCGACGACCACTGCAGGCGAAGACCAAGAGGACTTGGAAACATACCGGCAGCGCATCATGCAGCGCATGGCCAACCGGCCGCAGGGTGGGGCCGCTCCGGACTACATCAGCTGGGCGCTGGAAGTAGCTGGTGTGGTCAAGGCGTTCGCCTTCCGGACCGCCGCCGGAGAGGTCACAGTCTACCCTTTGCAGGCGCTTACTGGCGTTCGGATTCCGGATGCGGGGAAACTTGCCGAGATCCAGACCTACCTCCAGGACACTCACCGCCGGCCGCTGTGCGCCAACGTCCTGGCGTCGGCAATGACGGAGCGAGTGCTTGCCGTCACGGTAACCAGCGTCAGCCCGGATACTTCGGCTGTCCGGTCAGCTGTGGCGGATGCCTGGGCGGCGTACTTGCTTCGTGCTTTCCCGATGCAGTATCCAGATGAGGCATTGCCAACGTGGCAAGTTACGTTGGCAGCACTATACGCGCAGGCCTTTGCCGCCGGTGCCATAGGGATTGTCATTACGATGAGCATTGATGGAGTCCCTGGAACAATCCAGTTTTACACCTTACAGTCGTCAGAAATCATCAAGTTAGGGACCGTGACGTGGCCGGCGTAAGTAGCAAGGCTATGCGCCGGCTGTTACCAGCTGGCCAAGCATTTCGTGGCGGGGAACATCTGGATGCCATAATTGAGGCGTTAGGGTTATCGCTTGATCGTGTCCACGATTTCATAACCGCTGTCCAAGCAGAGTCGGTCCCTGCTACGGCCGATAAGGTAATTGACGAATGGTTGGCGGCGCTTGGGATTTCCATTTCGGCTGACTCCAGCTTGGGCGATAAGCGCAACATCGCAGCAGCGACGTATTCGTCAATTGGCGGGCAGTCATTGGAATACATCAGCGGGCAGGTGCGCGCGGTATTCCCGAACGTAACAATCAAGGAAATCGAAGAGATCGGGGAATTCACCTTTTTTTACAAGGTTGAAGGCAATATTCCTTATAGCCGTGATTTTCAAAAACTGTTTGCGTTGCTAATGCGCATTGCACCGCTACACCTGGATCCAGTCTATCAAGTTCGCCCCGTCTACGACGGAGACGTAGCGCGTTGCGGCATCGGAAGCACCGGGCGCGCAATCTGCGGTCGATCTAAAACAACCATTCAAACAGGGGGACAATGATGCACAGAACAACCGCACAAGGTTCTGTTGACGGGAAATATATCGACGATGACATCGTGCATGGAATTGTTGGGACCATGCTTATTGCGAAGGATCGCAACACGACTCAGGAGGAGCTGGCTAATGCAGTTGAAGGTGCTGGTATTACACTCGATCCCGAAAAAGACGATCAATTATTGGAAGGATTGCGCAAAGGCCATGGCTCTACATTCAATGCTGATTCTGTAGATGGATTACATGCAGTTGATTTAGAGCGCGCCATGAAAATTGGTGCCGTGATGATGTTCGACGCCAACTCGGTTCCGGTGGTTTTCACCGCTGGTCAGTTTGTTGTTGGCCTGCGCTACAAGATCGTCAGCCTGGGGACAACCAATTTCACGTTGATTGGCGCCGCGCAAAACGTGATTGGCACCGTGTTCACCGCCACGGGAGTGGGCGCTGGAACAGGGACGGCATCCAGCGAAGAAGGTATCTCCGGGGCCTGGGTGGACGATGTAACGATGCCGGGCTGGTTTGCATGTGTGGCGGCCAATACGGTGTGGGGCTGCAAAGACATGACCGGCAGATTCGTGATGGGGAAGGTGGTTGCAGGTGTTGGCGGAACTGGCGGTACCAACAGCTACCAAATATCAAGCGCTCAGTTACCGACGCATACTCATACGATTGATCATGACCACGGGGCCGCGAATACAGGGGGTCGTGGATCATACCACCAACACAGTGATAGTGGTCATACCCACGATATTCGTTGTGCCGCGAATGGTGGCACGTACTTGGTTTGGAATACCAGTATATGGGCAGCAGGCACGGGCGACGGGCCACGTGATTCGGTTTCAACAGTTAATAAATATACGGCGTATACCAGCTATGCTAATATCGGTAATGATAATACGGACCATGTCCATGCGTTCGACATGCCAGCCTTTTCAGGTTCATCAGGCAATGGCGGGTTTGCCAATAGCTCAGTCGATAATCGGCCTGCCTATTATGAAATGATTTTCATTCGGAAATGCAAGTAGAAGGAGGAACTATGAAAGTTGTAAGCATTGGAAATGGTTTGGTTCTCAAAGAGACTGGCCGTATGGTGGATCGGGTGCGGAATACCATTCAGGTACAGCTTGCAATCGAACCGATTTATGGCCAGCCCTATACCGCTGATGTGGCCGCCAAGGAACTGCGAGACGACATCTTCGTGTCCCAGGTCTCCAACCCGCTTCGCTGGAACCAGATGAAAGATACCAGCCAGCAGGAGATGGTCGAGTTCATTCATGACTTTCTTTCCGGGTATTACATGGTCTGGCGTGCCTACAAGGTGTGGCAGGAAAACCCTGAATATGACGAAGAGCCTAACCCTATCCCCAACGGCGATCCCATCCGCACCCTAATGCCATTCCCGCAACAAGATGCCATAGACGCTCTACTGGCTGAGAACATCGTGGATCGGTCATTCCGGCTGTTCAGCTTGCTTGACTCCCGGGGAGTCACCGCCGTCGAACTGGTGGAGGTCTGATATGGCCTTGACCCCAGGGAAACATGCCTGCCCCCACTGCGGGGCTTTTCCTTTGATGCTGGCATCGGCCGGCCGCCAGCCCGGTGTCAGCGATTCCATCGCAGTCTGTGCCAAGTGCGGAACGCCCATGGAGACACTACATACCATGGTTGCCAGTTTCGACATCCGCGTTCACCCCACGGCGTTCGCCAGGCTGGAAAAAGTCTTCGCCGATTCAGTGCTGGACAAAGATGTGGTGTCATTGAATTCCGATCCGTCCGTTGATCGCAAGATTGGCGGTGTGGTCATGATCCATATGAATGGCCGAAGCACCCAGTGGACGTCCGGTTTGCGTCACGTCGAAAGCTTCGTCAAACTGGGGTACGTCAACATTCAGAAGGTTTGTCCGCACCGATACATTTTTGGAGCGATCCCGCGCAAGTGCATCGGTGAAAAGTGCCAGTTCAGCATCTTGCGCAATTCCACCCGCGACTGCGCCCATATCTGGATGGTGATGAAATGAGCATCACTACCATCATCATTCTGATATTGGCGGCGCTGTCCATTGTGGCCGGAGTAGTCGCCTATGCCTTCGCGCAGGCCGCCGCCGGCGCACGCCGCGACGCCGACGACTACAGGAAGCAGTGCGGCGAGTATGCCAAGCAGCTGACCATCATGCAGGCGCAGGTCGCACGGCGTGACCATATCATCGAATCAATCCAGGGGGCAAACCATGAAGCCGAACAGCAACGCGACAAGATCGAACAGGCTGGTCCTGATCCTGCTGGCCGCCTTGACGCTATCAATAGCGTCCTGTCTGACATCGCCCGAACCGGCGCCGGTCCCGACACCCCCGCCGGTAAAGCTTAACCTCACCTGGCCGGTGTTCCCTGATCCGGCCGGCCAGGTCACATTGACGCCGGACAACCGCGTCACCATGCCGCTCGACTACTGGCAGGCCGTAGCGCGCTACGTCGTCGCCATGGAGCGGAACCGCAAGATCGTCGAGGCGGCCGAAGGTGAGTAACTCCTATGACCTGCGCATCAAGCAAGGTGCCACGTTCCGCCGGTCTGCGATATACCGCAATAGCGATAGAGTCGCCATCGACCTGACCGGCTACTCCATCAGGGCGCAGATCCGCGCGACCTACGATGCCGCACAGCCTCTGGTGGCGCTGACCTGCGCCATCGATGACGGACCTGCCGGAAAGTTCAGCTGGTCGCTGTCCGCCATCCAGACAGCCGCGTTGGCTGCCACCGGGTCAGCCCCTGGTAAGCGCGCAAGCTATGTGTGGGATATGGAACTGGAGCAGGCCGGCGTCGTTACCCGCATACTGCAGGGCGCCGTCTACGTCTCACCAGAGGTCACCCGATGATCGAGATCATCGAGCAGATCAATACCGTCGAGATTGCTGAGGACGCCTCTGCTGTCGAGGTCATCGAGTCCGCGGCGCTGGTCATCGAGGTTTCCACCGGACAGCAAGGGCCAGCTGGTGCCACTGGGCCTGCGGGCCCGGCAGGGGCCGTAGGGGCTCAAGGTCCGCAGGGAGACGTTGGTCAGCCTGGCCCAACCGGGGCTAAAGGCGATACCGGAGAGCAGGGACCGCAGGGCAGCCAGGGTGCAACCGGACCGGCCGGGCCTGGCGTGCCGACTGGTGGCAACGCCGGGCAGGTCTTGGCAAAGACCAGTGCCACCGACTACGCGACTGCCTGGCAAGATCCATCAGGCGGCGGACGTGGGGCCGTCGGCCAGGCAATGGTCGACTTTGGCGCGTTCCCGGGATCAAACGTCGCCACTATGGCCATTACCGGTCAGTCTGGCATCCTGGACACTGACCATCCGACGGCGCAGATCATCACAGCGACTGACGAGGGCAGCCTGCTGGCGTCGCTGATCAATGTCACATGCACCGCGCCGACTGCCGGCGTCGGGTTCACCATCCGAGCGTTCAGCATGGAAAAAATTCAAGGCCAGATAGCCGTCCGTTGGCGCTGGTAATAGGGGGACATCATGGCAATTAGTTTCAACCTGGCGGACGCTGTATCAGGATTGTTTGCCAAGATTTTGGGTAGCGGAGTCGCGCCGCAGACAACTGACAATGCGGTGGTAGTGTTACACCGGCCAGACGATCCACTCATCGCCGGGCAGGCCAGCTATGTCATCGGCCAAGGGGCGCAGTTGGCACTTGGGCAGAACGTCGTCCTGGCAAGCGCTGGGGCTGGAGCATTCGACGTCGGGGTTTTACGGTCTGTAAGCCTTGAGATAGTTCCGGCGGCCGGCACCGTGACCGCTGGGGCAATCACGTTTGAAGGGTCCAACGACGGAGCAAATTTCGTACCGATCATCATGTACGACCGCGCCGCACCAGCAGCCGCTCCTGTTTCGACGTATAACCTGGCCGCTTCCACCCCCCGCTATTTCGTCGGGGACGTCTGCTGGAAATACTTCAGGGCGCGAATTAGTACCGGCATCACCGGCACTACTACCGGCGTCCAGTGCTTTAGCTTGTGGGCGGCGCAGGACTTTACGCCGATCATTTTCGGCGTCCGCCAGACCGACGGGACCAACGTGGCGCCAACCATGGACGCCGCAGCCCGGCGCGGATACTTCCAGGTCAGCGACGGCACCAACAGTCCGGCCATCAAAGCGGCCAGCACACCGGTCGCTGCGGCCGACCCGACATTGGCTGTGGCTCAGTCGCCCAACCTGCCGACAGCCAGCAAGTACAGCGCACTGGCCGCCGCGACCAATAACGCCGCCAACATCAAGGGCAGTGCCGGCAAGGTGCTTAACATCAGCGTAGCCAACTACAAGGCGACTGCCATCCTGGTGAAGCTTTACAACAAGGCCACCGCTCCTGTCCCTGGAACTGATACGCCGCTCCTGTCGATCATTGTCCCCGCCACGTCATCGAAGGAAATTGCCTGGGGAGTGTGGGGCAAGTATTTTGCCACCGGTATTGGTATAAGCATGACCGGAGCATTGACCGACGCTGACAACACGTCGCTGGCCGCAAATGATTGCCGTGTCGACCTGGACTACATCTGATGGCAAGCGCTGATCGGTTCGAGACCAAGCAATTCAAGGCCTACAAGCGCAAGCTGGAGATGCTTGGCGCCGACGTGCTGCCGCGCGTCATCGCCGAGACTATCAACGTAGTCGCCGGGTTTGCGCATGTCCAGAGCATCCGGAACGTGCGCAGCCGGTTTGTCAACCGAAACCGATACACCGAAAACAGCGTCAGGTTCTACAAGGCCAATCCCAAGGCGAAAATCTGGAAGATCAACGCCATAAGTGGCAGCATAAGCGACTACATGGACGAGCAGGACTCCGGCGGCGAACGTGTGCCGAAGCAAGGCGGAAAGGTGCCAGTGGCGACACTGGCCGCACGCGGTGGCGACCCTAAGCGTGTGGTCCGCAAGGCCAACAAGGCCGGACAGCTTGGGCCAAACCAGTTCATAGGAACGCCGCGCGGTAGCCTTTCCCGTCCGCACGGTGTCTACCAGCGCAACAAAAAAAACAAGTACCTCGTCATGATCCGCAACATCAGTCGCGTCCGGGTCGAGATCGAGGGCCGGCACTGGCACCGCGACGCGGTGGAATTCCGATACCGACGCGAGGTGCTGACCGGGGAGTTCATCCGGCAGGCCGAGCGCGAGATTGCGAGGCTTCAATCATCCACTTGATCCGGTTCCGGTAGGCCCAGAGCCGCCGCGATACCGTCCTGCACTTGCCTGATGGGCGCCATGGCCTGCGGCCGGTAATACAACGCCGTCATGGCATCGCTGGTGTGGCCAATCGTGTGGCGTATCATGGCCGATGGCACCGCCGCCTCAAGTAGCGCCGTGTTGGCAAAGGCCCGCCAACTATGCATGCCAATGTGCCGGACACGCCACGCATCAACGCCGATTACCTGGTCGATCCGATCATGCAGCGCCTTCGTCAAATCGCGCTGGTCCATCGCCCGGTCCTGGCTGCCATTTGACCAAAAGACAAACGGATCGGCCACCCTGCCCCGCCACGGGTTCGCCAGGATGAGCGCCTGCAGCATACTGATGACCGCCGCTGGAGCCGGCACACGACGGCTGCCGCCGCCCTTGGTGGTGTCGCTGACAATCCCGGTTTTCGGCCGCCAGGTGCCCACGACTTCGACATGGTCAGCCTGCACCCTGGACGTGCGCAGGCCGCAGATTTCCCCGGCGCGTAGCCCTGTGGTAACCGCCAGGAGGTTTCCGGCCATCGCCCGGGCGTCGGGCCACGGTTCGGCGAAAATGACAGCAGCCTCCTGCATGGTCAAGACGCCGCGTTGGTTCTTCACCTTGCCGCTGATCGGCTCATACTGGATCGGCCGCCGCAGATGCCCGTCACGGAAGGCAGCCTTCAAAACGAGGCGCAATGTCATGGTTCGCTGGTGGATGGTCTTCGGGGCCAAGCCGGCGGCGGCCAGGCGCAACTGCCAGGACGCGACGGCGCGGTCGTCTATCGCCTCAAGGCGCATCTTGCCGATCTTGTCGTCCTTGATCCAATTGTCAAACGCCAGCGCGTGGAGCCGGGCCTGTTCCTGGCTGTACCTCCTGCCGCGCAGGATCCGCTCCTGGGCATAATCGCCCGACCAGTCAAAGAACCCGGTGCCGTAGTCAGCCAGCGTGGTGTTCGCTCCGGTAGTCACCTGGCCGCCCGCCAGGTACTGTTCGCACCAGGAGACTGCCAGGTCGCGCGACCGCGGCTTTCCGGTGTCCTCTACGCCTGTGGACTTCGCCGAACCGAACGATCCGTCCGCTTCTCGAAACCGGGCATAGTAGATTTTCGCGCCGCTGGCGAGCTGGCGGGAGACAAGGGAATATGGCTGTCCGCGTCGTTTTTGTAACACAATTGTCACACTTCGCAAAATCACACCTACATACATTTTTCTGCATACTGGCATTTTCTTGCTTTATAATGATTTATGCCGGAGACGGGACTTGAACCCGTACGCACTTTTTAGGTTGCGGGGGATTTTAAGTCCAGTCACGGCGCGCGAACTACGTTCGCTTTGTCCATTATGTACGCAAAAACACGGCAAAATCAACCAAAATCTACACGAAAAAACGCCTTGCTAACGATGCGGACGGGGCGTTTTTGTCACACAATTGTTACACGGTGCTCCGGCTGGTATGGCACGCATTACAGGGGACTGAAATCCCCTGGGTGGCCAGGCAAGCCAATTCGTGTGACAATCAACGTTTTTTTCGGAATTCTTGAAGCAGGGAAACGGAATGGCCCGTCTTCCAGGCATGATGAAAGAACGCGAGGAACTGGACAGGATCGCCATGCGCTTGCGCATGCTGTCGTATCGAATGGGCTTAAAGGATGCTCGGCGGCTGGACGAGATCGCCGCCGAGCTTTGGGACATGGTGGACCGGGTGCCGGAGAGCTTGGATGCCACGCAAATAAAAAGGCCGACAGGTTGACTGGAAGCTTTATGAGCTTATGCGTCTGACTCGTTTGGGTCAGCGCGGTTTGCGTAATGCGGTTATGATCGATCCGGCCATGGCCACAGCCCCGGCGATGATGGCGGAAAAGCCGGCAATGTCTTTCCCGTTCATGGCCAGGATGAATCCGAAGGTGAGCGCAAGGATTGATACCAATGCCCCCAAGATGGGGCCGGCATAGTTTTGGAAAATCTGACTTTTTACCAGCGATCGGGTATTCGTGCGGCGTTCGACCGCTTCGAGTTCGGCCATGGATAGGATACGGTCGGCTGACCCCGGAAGGGTGGCTTCGTATCCTTTGAATTCATCGGCCATCGGCAACGGGCCGGAGATTATCTGCTGTTGCGTAGCAATGATCGCCGATTGCCCCTGTCCCTGGCGGGGCTGCATGGCCTTGCCCATCACCGTACCACTGTTTCCTGGCGGATTTTGTCCATTGACCGGCGCAAGTCCATACCGACGGCGCACCAGTCACCACGCAGGGCCAGCGCGTCGCGCTGGGGGCCGTTCTGGAGGTCTTCGACGGTGATTATCTGAGAGGTGCCAAAAAGGTCGAAGGCCTTGGCCCATCCGGACCAGAAATGCCGGTGGCTTGCTTTCGCTTTTCTTTTTTCGATGCGCTTCATATCTCCACCTACTTCCATTATATCCCGTTTGTCCTGGTTGTGCTTATTTAACATACAATCCGCACAATAGCAACGGCAAGGCGCTGGCCGGCCATGCAATCGATACAGATTTATCAATTCAACCTATTTGATAAATTGGATTATCCTACAGTTTTGGATGATTGGGTTGATCGGATTGACTCAGCTTTGGCGTGGATAAGCAACGGAATATCCCCGAGCTGGTCGTCGGGTATCATCATCAGGTCGGAAATCAGCGATTCATGAGCATCAACCCACTGGATGAAAAACGGGTCAAATTCGTTTGACTCTTCAACCTGGGCCGTCCCGATATATTCCCAACCGTTCAAAAGGAACTCGATGCGCACATCGAACACCTTTGCAATTTTCCGCAGCATTTCATCCTTGGGTACGCGCTTCATCCTTTTCCAAGTCGATACCGTCGAATGTCGGACACCAAGCTGTGCACTTAGCCACGCATCGTTTTTTTCACCTTGGAGCTTGTTGACTCGGCTCCAGAACTCTTCAGCACTCATGTCACCAGTCTCGACGCGTTTGCGTAGAATCTTTAATGATTCTATTGACAACGACGCGTTTGCGTCCTACGATTGCCTTACGACGCAAACGCGTCCGGAGGAAATATGGGCATCAAAATCATGAGAGCCAGCGCTGTGATGACGAGCGACAAAACCTGGGGGATGACCATACCCAAGGTCTGGGCCGATGACATCGGGCTGAAGAAGGGCGACAAAATCGACATCTACCGCGAGCAGGACGACTCCCTTGTCCTTGTGCGCGTCCCGGCCAGCGAGATCACCAAGGAGGCCGCGTCGTGACCACAAAACAGATTGCTGAGGCAGTCGGCCAAACTGAGAGAAGTGTCCAAATGTGGGCCAAAAAGTCCGGCGAAAAAATTTCGTCCATCAACGAAAAAATTTCGTCCAGCTCATCCCGCTACCCTGCCGACTACACCCTGGATGAGGTCTGCCAGATCATCGAGACCGGCCTGGGCAAAGCCGCCGCCGACGTGTACCGCACCAATGCGGCCACCGCCGAGCTGTTGACCCGACCGCAGCCAGTTACCGATCGGTTGCCGTCCGGAGCGCAGATGAACGCCATGGCGCGCATTTACGGCCCACAGGAAGCCGGACGCATCATCAAGCAGCTGATCGGTGTGCGCTTTGCCGAGTCCGATTTCGCGGCGGAAGGCACCGAGTCGGTCAAGCGCGAGATCATCCGCCAGACTATCGGCGCAGCACACGCCATCGCCACCAGGGAAATCGCCAAAGCCGAGCGCGAATCGAAGCAAGGGAGGCTGTTGTGAACACCGCCGCCACCTACCGCCCGAAGGACAAAAGCCTGACCATGGACAGCCGGGAAATCGCAGAGATCGTCGGCGTTCGTCATGACAATGTGCTTAGGGATATTCGGACACAGCTTGGACAGCTTCCTGGGGGTGTCCTCAGATTTGAGGACACCTACCAGAACGAGCAGAACGGCCAGACCTACCGCTGCTTCAAGCTCCCCTACCGGGAGACCATGATCCTGGTGAGCGGGTACAGCGTCGAGCTTCGCGCCAAGGTGGTGGACCGCTGGATAGAGCTGGAGCGCCAAGCCGCCATCGACTGCTTCAATGTACCGCGAGACTTCGCGTCGGCCTTGCGCCTCGCGGCCGAGCAGGCTGACCAGATTGCTGCACAGGCGAAGCAGATCGAGGTAATGGCCCCCAAGGCCGACTACTTTGACGCGGTGGCGTCCAGCAAGACCGCCATCCACATGAACGACGTTGCCAAGTCCATTGACGTGCCCGGAATGGGTCGAAACAACCTGTTTTCCTTCCTCCGCGAGCATGGCGTCCTAATGCTGGATAACCGGCCCTACCAGGAGCACGTGGATTCAGGCCGGTTCCGCGTCGTGCAGGCAAGCTACCAGAACAGCAAGGGCGAGACGGTCATTACCCACACCACGCTGGTGTACCAGAAGGGCGTCGCCTACATTCTCAAGCTGCTGGCCGACAATGGCCACAATGTCCGCGCCAAAGTGGCGCCGGAAGGGGGCGCCGCATGACCGCAGCCACCTTCCGCCGTAAAGCCGAGCTGTGCCGCCTGGCCGCCCGGCGCTGCACCAATACCGCCATGGCCGCTGTCTGGATGCGGCACCATGACCGCCTCATTACTAAGGCCCTGCGCATCGAGCGCGAGTTCGGGAGGGTGCCGGCATGAGCGCCAAGCCCACCATGACCATCGACACTGCACCCGACCCCATGACACCCGCCGAAGTCGCGGAGGTTCTGCGCATCGGCCGTACTAGCGTGTTCGCATTGTGCAACGGTGGATTCCTGCGCCACCTGCGCGTCGGCATGGGCCCACGCGGCCGCGTCCTCATATACAAGGACGACCTGCGCAAATGGATCGAGGCGAACAAGCGATAAATCCGCCGCCGTCACATCGAACGAAAACTGGGGGACACCGTGGCCGGCATCTTCGACCAGGCCAGGGCCTGCATCAACGCGGGACTGGTCGAGCATTTTACCAACTCACCCGGGGCGTACTGGCAAGGCCCGGAATTCTTCACCCGCAACCCTCTCCGGGGAGACCAGAACATTGGCAGCTTCTCGATCAACGAGAACGGTCTGTGGCACGACTTTGCTGGGCCATCATCCGGCGACCTGGTCGACCTGCTGGTTGACATGCGCGGGTACGAGAAGCGCCAGGCGGCCGAGGAGATCATCCGCGCAGCAGGTGGCGTAGTCCAGGACGATGGAGCGCCAGCCAAGACCGGCAGGGCACCCAAGAAGGACCGGCCCAAGCCCGTCCTGCCGGTGCCGGAAGCCAAACTGGCGCGCCTGCAGGATACCTTGAAGTCGCCCTGGGCAACCGAAAAGCACGGAAAGGCCGTGAAGGGCTGGACCTACCGCCAGGCCGACGGCGGCGCCGTGTTCTGTGTCGTCCGCTGGGAGCGCCCGGACGGTAGCAAGGACGTCATCCCGTACTTTTACGGCGCCGACGACAAGTGGCACGAAGGCAACGCCTACGAGCACGGCCGGCCGCTGTTCAAGCTTGACCAGGTGGTCAAGGCGGATAAGAGCGTGCCGGTGCTGGTCGTCGAGGGCGAGAAATGCGCCAGCATCGACGTGGCCGGCTACATGGTCACTACCTGGCCGGGCGGGTGCAGCGCCACCGGCAAGGTGGACTGGGCGCCACTGGAGGGCCGCCAGGTGGTTATCTGGCCGGATGCGGACAACCACAAGGACAAGTCCGGACGCGTGTTGCCGTGGGCCGACCAGCCGGGCATGAAGGCCGCCATGGCCATCGCCCGCCGGTTGCCTGGTGCGCGAATTCTGAACGTCAAGGAAAAGGCCGTAACCAAGAACGGCTGGGACATTGCCGACGCTGTCGCCGATGGTATCGACCCGGTGGCATTCATCGCCGCCAACATGCCGCGGGAGGCTGACGCATCAGGCGACCGCCCGGGAGACGCCGGCGAGTTCGCGTGTCTGGGCCATGATGGGGCACACCACTGGTTCCTACGCCGAGGCGTGCGCGTCCTGTACAAGATCGCGCTGGGGTCGTTCAACGCCAGCAAGATCGGGACGCTGGCGCCGCTGGAATACTGGCAGCGTTCGGACATGACCAACGACCAGAACAACATCCGCGTGGCCGCCGCCCAAAACTTTATCGAGGGCCTGTCGTTCGGCGTTGGCCAGTACCGGCCGGAGCGCATCCGGGGCGCCGGTGTGTGGCGCGACAAGGACGGGTTCCTGATCAACGATGGTAGCCGCATCATCATGCACGACGGCGCCGTCACGCCGTTCGATGAGTACCGGACCGAGCACCACTACATCAGCTCCAGCGTGGAGTTCGCCGGCATGACCGGGCCGGAGTCGACCGCCGCAGAGGGCAAGACGCTGGCGCGCTTGTTCGACGTGCAGGGCTGGGCCACTCCGGCGCAGGCTGTCCTGGCCATGGGCTGGTCGTTGATCGCTCCGTTCGGCGGCGTGTTGCGCTGGCGCCCGCACATCTGGGTGACCGGCCGGCGCGGTTCCGGCAAGACCTGGGCGCTGAACGACCTGATCTACCCGCTGTGCGGACAGTTTGCCCACAAGGGTAGCGGCAAGGACTCCGAGGCGGGCGTCCGCCGGTCCCTGGATATGGACGCCCGGCCGGTCATCCTGGACGAGATGGAGCCCAAGGGCCAGCGGGCCGCCGACCGGGTGTCGGCCATCCTGGACCTGGCGCGCAACGCCAGCTCCGACGGTTCCGGCTACATCACCTTGGCCAGCCACGACGGGGGGACGCAGCGCTTCGTGGTCCGGTCCTGCTTCTGCTTTGGTTCCATCCAGACACCGGACGAGGGAGCGGCCATCGCGTCGCGCATCAGCCGCCTGGAATTGAAGGCACCGACTGACCAGGCCGCGAAGTTCCGCGCGTCGGCCGCGCTGTACGCCGAGTGCATGGACGACCCGGGCCGGTATCGCCGGCGCATCTTCCGGGCCTTGCCGCGCATTCTGCAGGACATCGAGTGGCTACGCTCCGACTTCCTGCACCTGTTCGGCGAGCAGCGCCGGGCCGACCAGTACGCCCCCATGCTTGCCGCCTCCTGGGCCGCCCAGTCGGACGACTCCATGCAAAGCCCCGCCGGCTTGGACTGGTTCGCCGCGCTGACCCCGCACCTGTCGGCTGACACCGACACGGCCCGTGACGACGAAGAGGCGGTCATCGACCATATTCTGGCGGCCCACGTCCGGCACGATACCGGGATTCTCACCATCGGCGAACTACTGCACAAGGGCTATGTCGAGCACGTCGCCTGGGCACAGGACTTGCTGGCCCGCTACGGCCTACGGGTCTACAGCGGCGGCCTGGCCATCCAGGCCAAGTCCGACCAGATCCGCACGCTGTTGAAGGACACCCCATATTCAAGCGGCTATGGCGCGCAGATCCGCCGCCATCGCTTGAGCCTTGGCGACACCACCAAACAGGTGCGCATGGCCGGTCAGGCCCGGGCGCAATGCTACGTCCTGCACTGGGCGCAGTTCAAATCTGAGTACATCGAGGAAGCGGAGCCGGAATTACCGGACCTGCCGCCATTCTGAGGAGGAACGCATGGGCAGCAAAGAAGGCAACGTCATCGCGCGCGTCCTGGTCGACGTGAGCGCCAAGGGCTGGCGCATGTTCCGCAACACCGTGGGGCAGGCATGGGCCGGCAAGGCCGAGCAGGTGGTTGGTGGCGGTGTCATGATCAAGCGACCGCAGCGCATCACTTACGGCCTGGCTGTCGGGTCGTCCGACCTGGTGGGCTGGCGCACTGTGCGCATCACCCCGGACATGGTGGGCAAGACCATTGCCCAGTTCGTGGCCATCGAGTGCAAGACCGCGGCCTACCCGGACACCACCCTGGAGCAGGACAACTGGCTGGAGGCTGTGTCGGCCGCCGGCGGAGCGTCGTACCTGGCATGTGAGGATCCGGACGGCATCCGCATGTACGAGATCGACGCGCCATGAAAATCTGGATAGTCCCGACCTGCCGGCTGTGCGGACGGCCGCTCAAAACCAGGGAGTCGATCAAGCGCGGTGTAGGGCCGGAGTGTCTGCGGCGCGACAAGCAACAGTTTCGGCTATTCCCGGAGGATGAGAAGAAATGATCGGCCTGCGCCAATACCAAGACGACCTGGTCAACCGCATCCGCGCCAGCTTGGGGGCCGGCCACAAGGCACCGCTGGTGGTGGCGCCTACCGGAGCGGGCAAAACTAGGGTGTTCAGCCACATCGCCGCCGGCGCACGGGAGAAGCGCAACCATGTGTTGATCCTGACGCACCGGCGGGAAATCCTGCAGCAAACCATCAAGACGCTGTATAGCCTGGGCGTGCCAGCCGGCCAGATCATGACCGGCAAGCCGATGACCTCCGACCTGATCCAGGTGGCGAGCGTCCAGACGCTGGTGCGCCGGCTGCACCTGGTCAAGCGGCCGGAATTGATCATCACCGACGAGGCCCACCATACCACCGAGAAGAACACCTGGGGCCGGATCCACACCTACTGGTCGAGCGTGCCGAACATCGGTTTCAGCGCGACACCGGCACGCCTGGACGGACAAGGCCTTGGTGACTGCTATGACGACCTGATCGTCGGACCGTCGCTGCAGTGGCTGGTTGACCAAGGTTGGCTATCCTACCCGGCCCTGTACCGGCCGCCGGAGGAAGTCGCGCAGACCTACCACGTCAAGCGCGGCGACTTCGACGCCGGTGAGCAATTCCAGGCCATGAGCAGCCGCAAGATCGTCGGCGACGTAGTGACCCACTACCGCCGGCACATGGACGGCCAGCCGGTCATCGTGTCATGCGTGAGCGTCGAGCACGCCAAGTTGATGGCCGACGTGTTCACCGAGGCCGGCTACCGGTCGCGGCCCGTGTGGGGCGACATGGACGACAAGGAGCGCGAGGTCAGCCTGGGCGGCCTGGGCGACGGTAGCGTCCAGGTGGTCACCTTCGCCGACCTGATCGGCGAGGGCGTCGACATTCCGGCAGTTGCCGGCGTCATCCTATTGCGGCGGACGCTTTCCCTGAGCTTATACCTCCAGATCGTCGGCCGGGCCCTGCGGCCGGTCTACGCCGCCGGCGCCGACATGGACAGCATCGAAGGGCGTCTGGCGGGCCAGCACGAGGGACCGAAGCCGAAGGCCATCATTCTGGACCACGCGGGCAACTATCACCTGCATGGTCATGTCCTGGCCGCCAGGGAATGGAGCCTGGAAGGCGTCAAGCGGGCCGCCAAGACCGAGAAGCCACCGACGACGACCGCTTGTCCGAAATGCTACGGCGTGTGGCCGGGGACTCCGCGCGTCTGCCCCGCCTGCGGCTATGCCTTCACCGAGGCCGCGCCGCGCAAGACCAAGGACATCAAGATCATCGCCGGTGAGCTGGTGGAGGCTGGCCTGGGCGAGGACGCCGCCGACCAAGCCGCGGCCTTTGTCGCGTCGATCATGCGGATGGACAGCACGCAGCGCCAGAAGGCCATGTTGGGCCGGGCCTTCGCACTGGCCGGCCAGGACGGCGGCCGAGACACCATCAAGGCCCTGGCGGCGGCCGTTGGCTACAAGCAGGGCTGGGCAGACTGGGCGTGGAAGTACACTCAAGGCCGCCGGGCATGAGCGAGCATCCCGTCCAGCCATTCCAGTTCGGCATCGCAGGCCGCCACACCGCGGTGGGCAATGGCCAGAAGCCAGGGATCGGACATGCCGGGAATGCTCGCCGCCAACGATGCGCGCTTTTCGGTCGTGTCGGCCCGGTATTGCTCCAGGTAGGCGACCTGGTCGGGGCGTGGCACCATGTCGAACAAGGCCAGCCGCAACGTCAAATCGTCTTTGATGCGCACTTGGCAGCCGCAGGGTGATGCGAGCCATTCCGCCAAGGTGGCCCGTCCGGCCGGAGTGATGCTGTAGACATGCTTGCCGGATGCGCGCTCGCTGGGCTCGCTGGATTTTTCAACCAGGCCGGCGACTTCCAGTCGGCCGAGGGCCGGGTAGAGTTGGCCGAAGCTGATGGACCATTCACCGCCGAGGGACTGGCCGAAGCGCTGGCGAATGTCGTAACCGTGCAGTGGCTCCCGGGAGAGTATCCCGAGAAGGGCGTGAGTGAGTGACATATCTATATATATCGGATATAACTCTTGCAACTTTATATCACTGTGATATAATTATCTAACAGGAGGACGGCAGATAAATGAACCGTTACACCAAAATACGCGACTTCCACGGCGAACGCGCCAAGGGCGTCGGCTCCAGCGACATCCCGGTACTGTCCGGGCTGACCAAGCAATACGGCAGCACACCACTCCGGCTGTGGGAGCAGAAGACCGGCCGAACCGAGCCTTGGTCCGGCAACGCCCGCACCGCCTGGGGCCACAAGCTGGAGGGCATGGTCCTGCGGGAGTTCCTGGCCAACCGCTATGGCGAGGAAGCGGCCGACCAGTTCCTGACCGCGAAGCGCCGGGGCAAGTCCATCGGCCCCTGGAAAACCGACACCGAGTGCCGCCACCCGGAGCGGGAATACTGCCTGGCCCATGCTGACCTGTTGGTGGACGGAAACGAGCCTGGGGCACATGAAATGGAGCCTTTCATTGTCGAAGCCAAGACCACCGGCATGATGGCCGGCAAGCGCCGGGAAGGCCACATCTTCACCGGCTACGACCCGGACGACCTGACCGCCCAAGGGATTCCCGACAGCGTGTTCCTGCAGGTCCAGTGGCAAATGTACGTCTACGGTGTGCGCCTGGCGTGGGTTGCCGTCCTGATCGACACCGCCGACTACCGGGAGTATGGGCCCATTGTCGCCGATCCGCGCGTCCAGGAGAAGTGTCTGGCGCTTGCCGAACGGTTCTGGCAGCATGTCACCGACGACAAGCCGCCGGCTCCGGAGACATGGGACGACGTGGCCCGGCTATGGCCAGGCCAGACCGACACCACCCGCCTGATCGCCGGCGACGAGGAAGCGCGCGTCCGCGAGATGATCGAGCGCGACAAGGCCTTGGCCGACCGGGTCAAGCAGTTGACCGCCGAGCGCGACGACATCGAGAACGCCATCGGCATCCTGATCGGCGAAAACGCCATCCTGGCCAGCGCCGCGGGAGACGTCCTGGCCCGGCGCGGTATGTCAGCGCCGCGCTCCAGCATCGCCCCGTCGAAGGTGGAGAAGCAAGCCCCGGACCTGTTCAAGCAGTTGCAGGCCGCCGGCCTGGTCAGTGTGTCGGAATCCAAGCCGACGCTGAAATACTGAGGCCACTATGGGTCGCTCGAAAAAAGACAAGGCCGCCCGCCGCATCGCCGCGCAGGTTGCCCGCGAGGCCCCCGGATTCGTCCCGCTGCCCCCGCGCTGGTGGGAGCGCTTACCGTTGATCGGCCGCAAGTTCACCGCCCGGCGCGAACGCCGCAACGTCCTGGGCTTGAAGGTGTTCCTGGCTGCCAAGCGCCACGCCCAGAAGAAGATCGCCCGCATTGTACGGTCATAATTCATTCATATATATCACTGTGATATATGCAAGCGACAGGAACGCATAGCGCATCTGAAAACCAAGGAGGTCATCGTGAACGTCGAGTCGAAGATCGTCACGCTGGACACCATCAACGGCGGCGCCGTTGTCGACCTGTTCGAGGAGGAGCTTACCAAGCTCTTGAAGAACATCGCCGACGACAACACCGACGCCGGAAAGGTCCGGAGCATCAGCATCAAGCTGTCGGTCAAGCCGAGCAGCGACCGCAGCAAGGCGGACACCAAGGTCGAAGTCACCAGCCGCCTGGCCCCGTTGAAGCCGCACGAGTCGTTCATCGTGCTGTCCAGCGACGGCAAGAGCATCCAGGCATTCACCACGGCGCCCGTCAAGCAGCAGGAGCTGCCAGGCGTCAGCGACAACGTCCGGGAGTTCCCGGGGCAACAGGCCAGCGGAGGGGCCAAGTAACATGGACATCAGCAAGGAAGCAATCGAGAAAATCCAGGGCCTGGTGGAGCAGAACCAGGTCATCGAGATCGACGGCAAGAAGTACTCCCGCGGCGAGTACAGCGCCATCGACATCCGCCACCCTGACCGGCCCGGCTACCTGGCGGGATCCACCCTCACCAGCTTGGTGGATTACCTGAAGGCCAACGTCGAATGCATCGACTACAAGCAGCTGATGATCCAGGTCGTCGACTTCAAGTCCGTCCAGCTGATCGAGCGCTTCACCGGCGACGACAAGATCCGCACCGAGTATTTCCGCAGCGTTCTGGACAGTTCGTTGCAGTCGTACCGGTTCGGTGAGTACGTCGGCGTCGAGGAGTTCATCATCAAGACCCGTGCCTTGTTCCAGCCCACCGAAGACCTGGAAACCGTGGTTGCCATCGTGTCCCGCGTCGTTCAGCAGGATGAGATCAACGCGGCCGACGACGGCCTGTCGCAGACCATCCAGGTCAAGAAGGGCGTCAGCGGTGCGCTGTCGCAGGGCATCCAGACCAAGGGAGTCTACGACCTGCGGCCGTTCCGCACCTTCCGCGAACTGCAACAGCCTGCCAGCAAGTTCATCCTGCGCCTCAAGGCCATGGACGGTGAGCTGCCGCGCGTTGCCCTGTTCGACGCCGAGGGCGAGTCCTGGAAGTACAACGCCATGTTGGACATCCGTGATTACCTGGCCGACGCGCTCAAGGAAACCGGAATCCCGGTACTCGCCTGATCAACCGCCGGCCGCCATCGAGCGGCCGGCATCTTCACAAGGAGGTCCACATGGACAAGATCAAAGCGGCCGAGGCCGCAGTGGACAAGGCGCTGGACGACCTGGCCGCCGCCGTAAAAGAGCAGTTCCCGATCGGGATGGCGGTCAAGGCGGCCGGACTTCACGCGCCCATCGAGTGCACCGTGAGCGGCTACGGTGAGCCCGGCGTGCTGGTGCTCGCCGTCACCAAGTCTGGCAAGACCATGTCGCGGCATTACTCCCGCGTGGGGGCCTGACATGGCCGCCAACAACCAGAACGAGGCCGAATTCTTTGCCGTCGCCACCACGGGCCGCCGTGGCCTGGAGGAGATGACCGCGAAGATGGGTGGCGAGCTGATGAGCATCGCCGCCAAGTCCGTCCGCGACGCCGGCCAAACGTGGATCCAGCGCGCCGTGGTCAGCATCGCCAACAATGACCAGCTGGCCGACGTCATTAAGACCAAGACCGGTCTGTTCAGCATCTACAAGGGCCTGGCCAAGGCCGCCACCATGGGCTTGCAGATCGGCGGGCAGTTTCCGCAGGCCTACCTGACGCCCTATGACGGCAAGGCCGAACTGATCGTGTCCGCCGAAGGCTACAAGCACGCCGCCGTCCACGGTCCGGGCGCGGTCCTGGCCGACGTGGTGTTCCGCCGCGTCTACGATGGCGAGCAGTTCAGCATCGACTTCGCCCGGGCCGAGGTCAAGCATAGTTACGACGGTAAGGCTGACCGCGGCAAGCTGGTGGGTGTCTATTGCGTCATGACCCGGCCCGACGGCGCGCAGGCGGTCGATTACATGACCAAGTTGGAGGCGCTGGCTATCCGCGATGGTCACAGCCGGGCCTACAAGATGGGCAAGGGCCCATGGAAGACCGATGAGGACGCCATGATCGAGAAGACGGCCGCCAAGAAATTCCTGCGCAAGTACGCCGCCGAGGCCGAGGGCCTGGCCATGCTTTTCGCACAGGACAGCGACGAGCCGGCCGAAGACACCACCCCGCCCCCGCGCGACGTGTCCGACCGCATGGCGGGCCGCCTGGACAGCCAGACGGCCAAGATGGAGGCCAGCGCCGCCCGGCCGGCCGAGCCTGCCACCAAGGCGCCGCAGGATGACGCCATCCAGGGACAGGCCGAGGCCGTTGACGACGAGCCCGGGGACGCTCCGGGTGCCGCGCCTGGCAGCAGCAGCCTGTTCTGATGGCCATCAAGTGCCAAGGTCACCGCGACGGCGTTCTGTGCGCCGTCCGGTTCACCTGCCTGCACTGGCTGGACCAAGTCCTGGGCGACGAGTTGCGCGCTCCAAAGTCCGCCGTCGCGGCCACCGGCTGTGCCGGATACAAACGCATGAGCATCGAGAGGTTCAAAGATGAGTATCGAAAAAATGCCGCAGCCAAATGACGACATGCTGACGCCCGGCGAGGTCGCCACCATGCTGGGTGTGTCAGTCATGACAGTCAACCGGCTGGTCAGGAGTAACGACCTGCAGGCGGTCATTGTCACGCCGCGCGCCAGGCGGTTCAAGCGGGTGGAAGTCATCCGCTACATCCAAGATCACACCACATCAGGAGTCCACCATGGCGACTAGGAAAATTTACGACCTAGCCGTCGCGGTCGGCAGCTACACCGACAACAGCGGCCAGTCGAAAAACCGCTACCAGACCATCGGCGCCGTCATGCAGAAGGATGACGGCGGCAAGTTCATCATCATGGAGCGCTGGTTCAACCCGGCCGGCGTGCCGTTCGATGCCGGCCGGGGCAACAGCTTTCTGGTCAGCATGTTCGAGCCGCAGGCGCGCAACCATGGCGGACAGGGACATCAATCTGGCAGCGGCACGACGCACGGGCCAAATCCGCAGGGGTATCAAGATGACATCCCCTTCTGACCGCCGCCTGGGCCGCGGCATGGCGGAAATCCAGGACGACATCAAGGCCGCCGGCTTCGACCTGGAGCCGGACACCAGCGACGTCACCTGGCCGGACAGATCACGGTCTGCACAAGCCGCCGAGTCGCGCGCCCGGGCCGCTTCCTGGGTCATGCGCCTATTCGGAATCGTCGCCGGGTGCTGGATGCTCGCCATCGGCCTGCAGATCGCCGTGGGGCCTTGCATGACGGCCCCGCCCAAGTTCCCCGCGCATGGTTACGACCGCGCCAGCGTTCCGGCGGACTGGAGGTATCCATGACCACCGAGCGCCGGATGCAGCGCCGCAACGTCCTGCTGTCCATCATCGCCCGCGGCGCCATCAGCAAGCAGGAGCTGGTCAAAGTCCTGGGGTGCAACTTCAACGCCGACGCCTGGCTGGCTGACAACCGTGACCTGCCGTTCTTCGAGACCAAGGACGGCCGCATCAAGGTCATGCCGGCGGGCGACAGGCGGCGCGGCGATCCTCTGATACGTGAGATCGATACAAACGGCATGGGCGGAATCCATGCTGTGAGGGGGTAATTCATGGATAAATTAATAGAGCATTTGAAAGATTTAAAAATTGATTTAATGGTTAATAGTCAACTGTGTCAGCATTCATCAACGATTGATGCTGCTATTGAATGTATTTCAGAACTACGAGATATAAGCAATAAATCAACATCTTGCTTAATTCAATTATCTGAAACACATAAGGCAATGTTTGAAAATATGGAAATCTATGCAAAACAATTTTCTCAAATAATTCTTAAAACCATGGGGGATAAATAAATGAACACCATCATCGGCCTGCCGCGCTGGCAGGCGCCTGACGCTTACTACAGCCAGACCAACAACGTCGTCGAGGCCATCCTGGCCAAGACAGGAGCCAACCGCAAGTTGGAGTCATGCGGCCCGACCTCAGCCGTCATGCTGGTCGATGCTCTGGGCGCGTTGCACCCGACCATGACCCCGGGGGGCTGGCAACCGCAGCCCGAGGACCTGCTGGCCGCCTGGATGAACGACCCGCGCAACTATGGCGCCATGCGGCACATCCGTAGCGACATCGACCCGGCCAACATCATGGGCAACGAAGTGCCGCAGTGGTACGAGGTCGCTGTGCCTGCCGTGTTCGGCGTCAAGGCGCGCTTCTACTGGGGATCCGGCACTGCCGAAATCTGCAGGGCCATGACCAACGGGCGTGGCGTGATGGTCGCCCTGAAAAAGCCAGGCCACTTCATCGCCATCGTCGCCGTCGACATGGACATAGGAGAGGCCATCTACCACGACCCATGGCCTGACAACGCCTGGCCAATCTACAACCAGGGCAAACCAGGCGCTGGTCGCCGAGTCAAGTTCGCCGACCTGGCCGACAATCTGCAGGGATACCGGGTGGAGATCGGGACATGACCAGGCTCAAGGAAATGATGCGAATTGACGGGCATGGTCGCAGACGGGCACGAATGCTATGCCATGCTGCCGACCAATACACCAAGGCCCTGCGCCGGATACCTGGAAACCAAGACATATACCGAGAAGCCAGGCACAAGAGAATGGCCTGAATGACCGAATGCGCTGTCAAAGCCGCCTGGGCATGTCCTCGGCGGCTTTTTCTTGTCACCATCCGCGCTTATTACAATAGGTCCGCCAGATCAAGCGTAGATCGTCATCGCTGATGACAATTGGTCCAAGACATTTCACGCCAAGGCTATTGGCGACTGCCTCCAGATCCGAGCGCTTGACCTCAACATTCCTGGCGAAATCCAGTAACCCAATCGGACCCAACCCGGTCAATATCGCCAGGCCTTCATCCATTCCAATCGAATCCGGAAATGGCTTCCGTGTTTTGTTGACTGGCTTAGTTGTAGGGCCAACATCCACATCAAGCTGTATACCAAGTTTTTCGGCAATCTGCACAAGCAGCCGGTCACGCTGTTCAGTTGTCAGTCGCATTTTTATCTCCTTTGACCATTGGCCTAATCACCAGATGACCAGTTTCAATTTCCACCATGACGAAGTCTCCGGCTTTCAAATTATGGGACTGGGCCCATAATGCCGGAATCATTACCTGGACAGACTTGCCTGTCCCTGCCTTGCGCAGCTTATAAGCCTTTTTCATTACCATACCTCATACATCTAATTTAGGTGGTAATAATACATGTGTCAATACATATAACAAATCTGACAGATTACCCAATTTTCTGACACACTCTGACAAGATTCTGACAACCATGCCTCTATCTATCTATCTATTTTATAAGTAGATAGTAGTAGTAGAGAGGCGTTTGTCAGAATTGTCAGAGTGAAACCATGATATACATATGCGCGCATATGTGAATATCTCCTCGCGCGTGTGTATAGGGGCATGCATGTCACTGACAATGCTGACAAGCATTGCAAATGGCTGTTATTTCATTACAATGCAATTACTTGCGCTGTCAGAGTGTTTGTCTTTATGACTTGACGTGTCAGAGCTTGATTTTCTGACAAGAGTGTAAGTCTTTACGTTGTAAACAATTAGAGATTTTCTAAGGTACTGTGGAGATTTTGGGTCGTCAAAATGGGTACTGCATGG